TTCTTCTTTTTGCGACCACGCTTTGACTTGGAGGTACTATCCACATTCACTTCCTTGACTTCACCACCTGTAGATTCGCCCGAAATTGATACAATGTCCGACATATCATCATCATCTTGTTCACTGACTGGAAGTTGTATAGTTGTGTTCATTGGTGGTGGGGGTGGCATCATGACACCACCCATGAGGCTTGAGATGTCAATCCCTGGTCCCTGCATCTCATACTGACCAGTGCCTCCAACTGGAGCAGCATCAGCTGGACCAGAGGGTGATCTCGTCGTGTTTTGAACTGCGGACATCATATTTTTTATAAGTTCTGGGTTTTGTTTGAGAACATCATTCATATTGGGGAGAGCGCTCTTAAACATACTGTTTGTCAAGTGGAACATCATCGCCGAACCACCCAACATCATGATAAGCTTGACTTCTGGGGCGACGTTGACCTTGGATCTGTACTTGACATACAACTCTTCAAAGACTCCATCATAGTCATCTACATTCTCCATGACAGACTCCGACCAACCCTCAAGTTGGATCTCAAAGGGGTTGTACCTTTTGTTGAGGAATTCTAGACCAGTCACACAAGCAACCAACATACGCCGAGAGAAGCGAATAGATTGCTCAACATCAATACTGTATGTGATCCGCTTCACTTCAGTTCTCAATTCGTCTATGTTAGAGTATGCAGTAAGTCTCTTGTTAACACTGAATCCTTTCTTTTCGAGGCGACCCAACTTGTTAATAAGATCCGCCTTTTCTTCATCAAGAGAAGAATACCCCTTTGAGGGTCGTTCTTCCTGCATTCCAAACTGAGGTCCATCGTTGGCATCGTCAAAGAATGCGTCATCATCCTCGCCATAATCAATTTCATTTTCTTGTTGTGGCTGAGTTGGTACAGATTGCTTGTTTGGGTTTACGAAAGCATCCATGGCTTCTTGTTGTTGTGGTTGTTGTGGTGGTGGTCTGTTAGAAGTGGGACGACGCACGGGCTGAGCACGAGGTACTGAAATCTCAATTTCATCCATCAGAGCCTGTTCGTCAGCGTCCAATTTCATCACAGTAGTATTTCCACGATCAATGACAATTTCTTCGTCCATCTACTCTCTAATATGAAACTATTAAATATCCTTTAACGCACTTTAGAAAAAATTATGTGTGTACATTATATATGTTAAACCTTAACCGTGCCAACCGAAATGCCATCATGTCCATTGTTGCCTTGATCGTGCTTATCTTTATCCTTGGTATGTTGAAAAATACCAGCAAGTACCAACCCAGACCAATCGTTATTAAGGCGATCAACGAAGAATCAATTTTTGATCTTGAACACAAATTGGAATGCGCTCCTGGACACACCAGCGAAGGTAGCACCTACACCAAGTCTCTCACTCCAGGTGGACTCTGTGGTTCCGAAAAGCTCGTCGCGGAACAAGCGGGCTACGAGATTGAGGATGGAATTGGCGGATCTTTAATCTAAGCTAATACTAAATGGCTTTGGTTACCTCGCCCCAAACTATTCCAGATCTTGACTATGAATATCATACTATAACTATTGATTCAATTGGTCAAGACAGTGCGAATACTTTTACTTGTCATCTTCAGCAACCCCTCAAAAATGTGGTTCAGGCCAGACTTCTTGCGGCGCATATTCATTCAAATGTTGTGACTGAACATTGTTATGTTTCCATCGAAGAGTTGGATTCCATTTTCAACGATCGTGCTTCAAATGTTCTCACTGGACAAGCCGAATTAAGTGTGATCAGGGGGTCATTTGCGAGTCTCATTACTGAAAATGCTACACACGATGCGGGTAATTCACTCATCACATTCAAAGATAACTATACAATCGCGACACAATATGTCAACCCAATACACCGTATTGATCGTCTCAGTGTTGCCATTAGAGATCAAAATGGTAATACAATTAAAAATTCAACCGATTCGGGATCAAACTTTTTGGTGATTCGTTTCGTGTGTAGAAAACCAAACTTGTAATTTTCTCACTTTAGAGTAGTATAACATGTCTTCGGGTATTGTTCAACTTGTAGCAATTGGTGCTCAGGATGAGTACATTATGGGCAACCCAGAGATATCGTTTTTTAGTTCAACCTTCAAACGACACTCTAATTTTTCACAATCCGTTGAAAAGCAAACGATACGCGGGGATGTGAAAAATAATTCAATGTCAAGTGTTCAGATTGAGAGATCGGGGGATATGCTTGGATACATTTACTTGACGATCGATGATACGACCCAAGCTTTAGATACTTCTCGTTGGGATCTACTCATTGATAAAGTCGAGCTTCTTATTGGTGGTTCAGTCATTGATACACAAGATAGCATATTTACTGAAAAAATCGCTATAGATACATTTGCACAAAATATATCAAGAAGTGCAATTGGGACTCACCCAGGTGTGCATGCGCGCTCATATTTTTACCCCCTTCGTTTCTTTTTCTGTGAAGGACCACAGTGTGCTTTACCCCTAGTTGCCCTCAACTATCACAATGTGGAATTGAGAATTCATTGGGGATCCCAAGCGGCCAACTACAATTTTGAAATGTATGCCAACTATTACTATCTTGACAACGAAGAGCGGGGCAACATTGCGACGAGAACACACGATCTTCTTATTACCCAAGTACAAAAGAATCTTCCAAGTGGGGAAACTGTCCAGGATCTCATTTTCAATCACCCAGTGAAATATCTCGCATCGTCAGACACCACAACGAACGGTGCTCTCACATCACCAACAAACAAAGTCAAGTTGAGTATTAATGGGGTTGAACTCGGAAACTATAGATGGGGTAAACCACACTACATTGATGTGATGAACTATTATCACACAAACTTTGTGACTTCTCCAGACTTTTTCCTCTATTGTTTCTGCCTCATGACGAGCTCACTCCAGCCAACCGGCACACTCAATTTCAGTAGAATTGAATCAGCAAAGATCATGAGCGAAAATACAGTCATTAATGATCCAATTTATGCCGTCAACTATAACATACTTCGTATACAAAATGGTATGGCTGGTCTCCTTTACGCAAATTAATTTGCCTCCCTATATTAAATGGTTAAGAACTTACCTTCGGTGGAAAGATCTACCAAGATTAGGTTTGGTAAACACGTACCTGACTCCAATGATCAGGAGGAAAATACCATTGTCTTCAATGCGAGTAACGTGACAGTTCCAACCCCATACAGTAATGCGGTGTATTTGTCACCTATCAGGAACCGGTCCGATTTTTCAGCCGCCGAAGTTGTACTTTTGATGTATGATCGCAACACCAAGGAGATTACAGAATCTGGAGAATCCGCGAATGCCCTTGTCGGTGGCGCAACGCTCGCCCTTGCGGTAGATCGTGCAAATGCGACATCAAATACTATTATATTTACAGGTGGTGGTCATGATGACAACAATGTCGGCTTTGTCACAGATTCAAATGTTGGTATATCAAATTTGTTACCTGAACACACCCTAAGCGTCGGCACAAACTTCTATGTAGATGACACCGGTTCAAATGTTCTCGTTGTTTCTGGAAATGTTGCAGTTTTGCGCGACATGGTCATTGATGGCAATCTTCGTGTCAATGGTGATACAACTGTAATTTATGCGGAGAATACAGCCATCAAAGATGCGCTCATTGAACTTGGACAAAATAACACCTCTGAAGACACCACACTTGATTTGGGTCTCCTTATGCATAGACCCAGCAGTTCATCAAATGTTGTTATAGGATATCGCGAAGGGTTGGACGAATTCGCGATTAGCTATACAGAGTCTAATCCAAATGAAAAAGTTTTTATACCAAAAACTGATGAAGATATCAATGTACACGTCTATGGTCTCACCCACGTGGATGCTAATATCTACGCACATGAAGACCTACACGTATCCGGAAACACCCACGTGACCGGTACCGGTACATCTACAATTCCAAGCTTGAATGTTTACAGAGCGACTAGCTCAACTTCGAGGACAACCGGCGCCCTTATAGTGGGAGGTGGTCTAGGTGTAGGTGGAGATATTCATGCTACACATGCCAATCTGGAAGATGTGGAAGCTGATAGTGTCAATATTACTGATACAACGGCTTCTAGTTCAAAGACAACTGGCGCCCTTAGGGTTGCGGGTGGTCTAGGTGTGGCTGGTGATATTCATGCTACACACGCCAATCTCGAAGATGTTGAGGCTGATAGTGTCAATATTACAGATGCAACGGCCACTACCAGTAAGACAACCGGCGCCCTTAGGGTTGCCGGTGGCTTGGGTGTAGCTGGAGACATTCATGCCACGCACGCCAATCTAGAAGATGTGGAAGCTGACAGCGTCAATATTACTGATACAACGGCTTCTAGTTCAAAGACAACCGGCGCCTTAAAGGTTGCGGGTGGTCTAGGTGTAGCTGGTGATATTTATGGCGCGAATGTGGATGCTGATAGTGTCAATATTACCGATACAACTGCCTCTAGTTCAAAGACAACTGGTGCCTTAAAGGTTGCCGGTGGCTTGGGTGTAGCTGGAGACATTCATGCTACACACGCCAATCTCGAAGATGTTGAGGCTGATAGTGTCAATATTACAGATGCAACGGCCTCCAGTTCAAAGACAACCGGCGCCTTAAAGGTTGCGGGTGGTCTAGGTGTAGCTGGAGACATTCATGCTACACACGCCAATCTCGAAGATGTTGAGGCTGATAGTGTCAATATTACAGATGTAACGGCCTCCAGTTCAAAGACAACTGGTGCCCTTAGGGTTGCCGGTGGCTTGGGTGTAGCTGGAGACATTCATGCCGCGCACGCCAATCTGGAAGATGTGGAAGCTGATAGTATCAATATTACCGATACAACAGCTTCTAGTTCAAAGACAACTGGCGCCCTAAAGGTTGCGGGTGGTGCTGGTATTCAGGGAGATCTTTACGCAGCTGACACAACCCTGGATAGCGTTAAAGCACTAAACTTGGCAACGGGTACGCTACCCTTCACGGATTCAACTAAAAAACTTGTTGATTCTCTCATTACTCAAAATGATGATGGTTCAATTATAATTTCAGCGAATGTGGAAATTGCCGGTAATGTTTCTGTAGTGGGTAATACATTTGCAATTACATCAAATGACGTGGTTATAACTGATCGTATCTTTGATATAGCAAATAATAATACATCCACTTCGTTGGATATTGGTATTCTCATGGAACATCCCGGTAAGAATATATTTATTGGTCATCATACTAATCCTCAAGACAACTTTACTATAGGTTATACATCTAATGGATATACGGAAGATCATGTAGAATGGAATGGAACGGATCATATTACAGCGAATGTGTGGGGATACCTTATCACACAAAATACGGTCACTATTGAACACAACGATCTTTACGTAAAGAATGGTCTCATTGGCGTGACTACGGAATCTCCCGTGGCAAACATCCATGTCGTGGGTAACGCATTTGTGACATCAAATATTACAACAAGCTCAAATATTATTGTGGGAGGTACAGCCGCAGCAACTTCAAAGACAACCGGTGCCCTTCAAGTTGCGGGTGGTTTAG